GGCTACGCAGAGGACATAAGAGGGTTTGTGGAAAACAAGGGCTGGAAAGATCCGGGTGACGCAATTACCGGGTATATCAATCTGGAAAAATTCTTGGGGGCTGATAAGGCTGGTCGGGGTCTGGTGCTGCCAAAGGATGACGCAGCCGCTGATGAGTGGGGCCAGGTCTATGACCGGCTAGGCAGGCCAAAAAGCCCGGATGAATACAAATTGCCCGTGCCTGATGGCGATACTGGCGAGTTTGCCAAGATGGCTGCAGGCGAATTCCACAAGTTGGGCCTTAATGCCAAGCAGGCCCAGGGTCTGGCTGAGTGGTGGAATGCCCAGCAGCAGATGATGGCAAGCAGCCAGCAAGAGGAAATTGCTGTCAACGCAGAGGCAGAATTGATGACATTGCGCCAGGAATGGGGCAAGGATTATGACCTGAACATCGAGGCTGGCCGCCGCGCTGCCCGGCAGTTTGGGGTAGAGCAGGACATGCTGGAAAAGATGGAAGGCGCACTAGGCACTAAGCAGATGCTGCAATTCTTTGCCAAGATTGGCCGTGGCATGGGCGAGGATTCGTTTGTCGATGGCGCTGGGGCTGGCCGGTTTGGCATGTCACCAGAGGCTGCCCGTGTCCGCATTGGTCAGTTGAAAAACGATCCGGGCTGGACTGCTAAGTACCTGGGCGGCGATGCTGATGCCAGGGCTGAAATGGAGCGCCTAATGCGTGCTGGGTATCCAGGATGATGGATATTGCACAAATTAGGCTAGAGTGTTTAAAATTAGCGCATCGGTCTGATCTACCGCCCAATGAGGTGGTAGGTCGGGCGGTACTGTACGAGCAATATGTCGTGCAGCGGGAGCAAGTAATACCAGAGAACCGCACTCCCAAGCGGCCTGGTGGGCAGGCGGGAAAGACCGCCGAGCGTTAAACCGGCTTTAATGGTTAGAACGGCCCCAGAATTTTGGACAAGCCTTTTGCAAATGGTTGTTTTTTCTTTTAACTTTTTGTGGAGGACTTGAATCATGTCATTCAATGTCACTACGCACTTTGTCCAACAATATACGACAAATGTGCAATTGTTGTTGCAGCAAAAGGGTTCCAAGTTGCGCGGCACGGTAAGCACCGGATCTTATTCTGGCAAGGCTGCCAAGGCTGTCGAGCAGGTTGGAGCAGTCAACGCGCAAAAGCGCACGCAGCGTCACGGTGATACACCGCTGATTTCTACTCCCTCGGATGCCCGCTGGATTTATCCCGTGGACTATGAGTGGGCTGATCTCATCGATGACCAGGATAAACTGCGTATGCTGATCGATCCCCAATCGTCCTATGCTCAGAACGGCGCTTATGCGCTTGGCCGTGCAATGGATGACGAGATCATCAGCGCTTTCTTTGGCACATCCAAGACCGGCGAGAATGGTTCAACCAACACATCATTTGCTACGGCTACTCAGCAAATTGCCGTGGCTACTGGTTCAACCGGCGCAACCGGCCTGAATATTGCCAAATTGCGCGAAGCCAAAAAGATCCTTATGGAAAACGAAGTGGATATTGACAATGAGCAGTTGTTCTGCGTCATTACCGCCGAGCAGCATGATGATCTGTTAAACGAAGCACAGGCTATCTCCCTTGATTACAACACCCGTCCGGTGCTTGTAGATGGGCGCATCACAGCGTTCATGGGCTTTAACTTTGTGCATTGTGAGCGCCTTGGTGTAGACGCATCTTCATATCGCCGTGTTCCGGTGTATGCGAAGAGCGGCGTGCATCTTGGTATGTGGAACGACATCAACACTCAGATCTCTGAGCGTGCAGACAAGGGTTACTCGACACAGGTTTACTGTAAGGGTACTTTTGGCGCTACTCGCACCGAAGAGAAAAAAGTCGTTGAAATTCTTTGCCAAGAGTAAGGGAGATAAATCATGGCTAACACTTATGCTAACGAAGTATCTACCCTCTATGACACCCCCGCTGGCTTTGCTAATGGTGGTGTAGTTGGTGGCCGTATCCGCCGTTTTCGTGCATCTTTTACCCTGGCTTCTCAGGCATCTGGTGACACGATTACCCTGGCTAAGATTCCGGCTGGCTATGCATTTGCGTATGGAGTTATCAACGCATCTGCTACGCTAGGCGCATCTGCCACGGTGGCAATTGGTACTGCTGCAAGTTCTGGCAAATATCGTGCTGCTGCGGTCTTTACGGCTGCTGCTCCCACGCTGTTTGGTGTCTCGACTGCTGCTGATGATGATGCATTAACTGCCGAAGAAACCGTGATTCTCACGATTGCTGTGGCTGCTTTGCCCTCATCTGGAACGGCTGTTGTTGACCTTTACTTCAGCGCACCTTAATCGGTAAGACGGGGGGCGAAAGCCCCCTGTCGTTATTAGGAGAACATTATGGCATCACGCTATTACGCATTAGACATCGGTGACAACATGACCGAAGTTGCGGAAGGATCGTCTAGTCAATCTAAGACTGTTGAGATTGCTATTGATCTGGCCGATAACGCCAATCGCAATCAGGTTCTGGAGTGCATCGAGAACATCAAGAATTACATCCTGCAAGACGCTTGGCCTCCGGCATAAGGGGTAAGCAATGGCATCGCAGGTTGAGATTGCCAACAGGGCGCTGACCAAGTTGGGCGCTGCCCGCATCATCTCTTTTGATGATGACAATAAGCAGGCCCGCGCAGTTAAGTCTATGTTTGAGATTGTGCGTGACGCAGAGTTGCGGGCGCACTTATGGTCATTTTCTGTCAAGCGCGTAAGCCTGGCTGCCTTGTCAACCACACCGACATGGGGGTTTGATTATGAGTACCAATTACCTAGCGATTATCTCCGCCTGGTTCAGGTCAATGATGTCTACCCTGGCCCAAGTCTGGACGATTACCGTAATGCCAGCGTTGCAGAATATGTGGTCGAAAGTCGCAAGATTCTTACGAATCTCACCGCGCCGCTAAATATCCGTTATATGGCCCGCATTGAGGACACTACTCAATGGGACGCAACATTTGTAGAAGCGATTGCCTCGCGCCTGGCGTTTGAAATGTGCGAGGATTTGACGCAATCTAATACTAAAAAAGATTCTGCCAGGCAGGATTACCGCGAGGCATTGATTGCTGCGATCCGATCTGATGGCATCGAGCAGCCGCCACAGGATCTGCCTGATGATGGTTGGGTATTGTCAAGATTATGACCGCCGTATATGTCGAGCGCGAATCAGATCAGACCGTTGCCAGGTTCGTTGCCGTAACCGCAAAGGACACGAATGACGCACAGCGCGTGGTTGGGTCTGATTACGGGATGCCAATTTTGGACATCAACCATTTGCGGATGCATGAAGGCCGGGCTTTTAATGCATACAAGTATTACCCGCCAAGCGCTGGATTGGCCGCTAATGCAAGTCTCAATATGGTGTTCACAACAAATGTCGGAACAAGCCCTCATGTCACTATCCAGACATCTTGTAGCCAGGACTGCGAGATCGCCTGGTTTGAGGGTGCGTCCGCATCTGGCGGGACAATCTTTACACCCATCAATCGCAACAGAGAATCAACCAGGATCAGCCAAGCGGGCATTTTAGTTAATCCTACCGTGACCGCGACAGGCACGGAGTTTCACCGGGAATACATTTCTGCTGGCAATTCTAAAAAGGCTGCCGGATCTGGGGCATTTTCTTTCGAATACATATTTCAAGATAATGTGTCGTATCTGATCCGCATGACCAATGTTGGTTCTGGATCGGCTACCGCATATCTTTCATTGGATTGGTACGAATAATGCCTAAAGCCAGCCCGATACAGTATTCATTTAACACCGGGGAGTTGTCACCTACCCTGGAAGGCCGCACGGATCTTAACAAGTATTCAAGTGGCTGCCGCACGCTAGAGAACTTTATACCGATGGTGCAAGGCCCGGCACGCCGCCGGTCTGGTACTTATTTTGTCGAAGAAATCAAAAATTCTGCCAATAGATCCTGGCTGCTGCGCTTTGAGTTTTCCGAAAGCCAGGCGTACATCCTAGAGTTTGGTAACCAATACATCCGGTTTTACACCAATTATGGGCAGGTGCAGACCGGATCGGTTACGGCCTGGCTGACCAGCACGGCCTATGCGGTTGGTGACCTAAGATCCAATGGCGGGACAAATTACTATTGCAAGGTGGCTCACACTTCTGGGACATTTTCTACAGACCTGGCTGCTGGCAAGTGGCACACATTGACCGGGACAACATACGAGATTCCTAGCCCGTACACGGCTGCGGATTTGACTAACAGCAATAACACGCTGAAATTGAGGACGGTTCAATCTGCCGATGTGGTTTACATTGTGCATCCGTCTTATGCGCCAAAGAAACTGTCCAGGTATTCCGCTACTAAGTGGATATTGGAGGACATCAATTTTTTGGGCGGCCCGTTTGAGGATGTCGATCCAGACGAAGCAATCACGGTTTATGCGTCCGCGCAGACCGGCACAGGGATTACCCTAACAGCATCAAGCGCATTGTTTGCGTCTACCGATGTCGGCAGCACATTTTTGCTAGAGCAAAAAAGTGTTGATGGAATTACCCAATGGGAAGTTGGCAAATCGATTAGCAGCGGCGCACGCCGCCGGTCTGATGGCAAGACCTATGAGGCGCTTAATTCGGCCACCACAGGCACGGTAAAGCCCATCCACAGCATTGGCGCTGTCTATGATGGTGACAGCGGGGTGCAATGGCAATTCCGCGATCCTGGCTATGGCTATGTGAAGATCACCGGGTTTACTAACAGCACCACGGTTACCGCCGATGTTGTGTCTCGCCTGCCATCTGGCGCTGTTGGGTCTGGCAATGCCACCAATCGCTGGGCATTTAGTCGCTGGTCATCCGTCCGTGGTTGGCCAAGCCAGGTAGCGTTTTTTCGTGAGCGCCTGGTATTTGCCAGCGGGCAAAAGATTGATATGTCGGTGGCTGCCGATTATGAGAACTTTGCAGACCGTGACGAATCCGGCCAGGTTGTGGCTGACATGGCTATTGCCATTGAGGTATCAAGCGATCAAGTCAATAAAATTGAGTGGCTGGCCGCATCTGATGGCCTGCTAATTGGGACAGCCGGTGGCGAGTTTGTGGCCCAAGAGGTGACAACAGACCAGCCGCTAGGCCCAGACAATGTGAAAATTGTGCCGCAATCGTCCTATGGGTCAAAGTCTGTGATCCCGGTTTTGGTGGGCGAATCGGTGCTGTTTGTGCAGCGATCCGGCCAGAAATTGCGGGAGTTGGTATTTGATTTTGCCAATAATGGCTACAAATCATCTGACCTAACGGTATTGTCAGAACATATCACTTACGGCGGATTAGTAGATATTTGCTATCAGCAGGAACCGCATTCAATTGTGTGGTGCGTCCGCTCAGATGGCGAGTTGCTGGGATTTACCTTTAATCGTGAGCAGGATGTCCTTGGCTGGCATCGTCACCCGCTGGGAGGGGATGGCATAGTCGAGTGTGTAGAAACCATTCCTAGCCCGTTTGGTGACCAGGATGATCTATGGATGATTGTGCGCCGGACTATTGATGGGCAGACCAAGCGATACATTGAGTATTTGTGGCCTGATTTTGTTGACAATAACGACATTGAGGACGCATTTTGTGTGGATTGCGGCCTGACATATGACAGCACAGCGGTCAGCACAATTAGCGGCCTGGATCACCTGGAAGGCAAGATTGTGTCAATTCTAGCCGATGGTGCAGCGCATCCTAACCGGACGGTTGAAAGTGGGTCTGTGACATTGCAGCGGGCATCGAGCGTGGTTCATGTTGGGCTGCCGTATACATCCAGATTGCAGACCATGCGCCCAGAGGCTGGCGCTGGCGATGGCACGGCCCAGGGCAAAACCAAGCGCATCAATAAGATGGTAATTAGGTTCTTGGCTACGGTTGGCGCTAAAGCCGGGCCTGATCTTGATCACTTGGACGAGATCCAATTCCGTAGTGGATCGGCGCTGATGGACGCGCCCGTGCCGCTATTTACTGGTGACAAAATTATGGAATGGCCTGGTGGCTATGATTTTGACGGGTACATGATTGTCGAGCAGGATCAGCCGCTGCCCATGACATTGGTGGCGCTGATGCCGCAATTGCAGACACAGGATCGCTGATGCATATTGAACCATTCCAATCCCGTCATCTTGAGATTTTGGTGCTGCAGCCTAGCCAGGCAGCCGTGTCCGTGTTTTTTGATGAGGAATACGGCCCGGCATTGAAGGCTGCTGGCCCGTGTTTTACGGCAATGGATGGTGACGAGGTTTTAGCATGTGCAGGAGTGGTCAAGCAATGGGATAATCGAGCCATTGCGTGGGGCTTAATTTCTGAATACGCTGGCAAGCAGTTTGTGCGGATTCACAAGGCTGTAAAACGGTTTTTAGATACGACAGATTTCAACCGTGTTGAGGCATTTGTGGACGCTGATTTTGAGGCTGGTCACCGCTGGATTCAGATGTTGGGCTTTGAGCGCGAAGGGTACATGCGGGCGTTTAGTCCATTAGGCAAGGACTGTATTTTGTACGCAAGGATAAAACATGGCTGATCCAGTAACCATAATGCTTGTGGCCGCTACGGCCATGAAGGCTATTGGCACGCTGCAGCAAGGCCAGGCTGATAAGGCAATGGCCGATGCCAGGGCCAATGCTGAAGATTTCAATGCAGGGATTAAGCGCCAGGAAGCAGACATCACCCGGCAGCAGACTAATATACGGGAAGAGCAGCAGCGCCGACAGGCCAGGACAATACTTGGCAAGCAGCGGGCAGCCATTGCTCAATCTGGCGCTGGCCTGGGCGGATCGATGGCCGATATTGCCGAACAATCAGAAACAATGGCGGAATTGGATTCGTTGACAATTCGGTACGAAGGCGATTTAAAAGCCAGGGGATTATTGGCATCAGCCGAAATGGATCAATACTCAGCCAAGGTTAATCGGGCTGCAGGCAAGAATGCCGTGCGGGCATCGTATATCAGCGCCGGGGCCGACATCTTGTCTGGATCTGCAATGGCGTACAAGTCTTACACAATGGCTGGAACTGGTTCTACAGGTCTTAAAACAATGACCACCCCAAGTGGCACGCCGATGCAAGGCGGGTTTTCGTATCAATCATCTAATCTGGCGTAATCATGGCGAGAATTCCAATCTACGAAGAGCGACAGACCGTATCAGGTGGCCGTGGCATTCCTGAAATGCGCGTGCCAGATGCCAATCTGGGCGCAATGGGTAAGGCTTTGGGCAATGTCGGCCAGGCCATGCAGCAGACCGCCCAGGTCATGCATGATGTTGAAGAGGAAAATGCCAAAGCCGAAGCCAATAATGTGTTTGCCACTAGCGAAATTGAGTGGAAGCAAAAACTCAATGACATGCAGAATTCTGCAGAGCCAGGCGCTAAGAATTTTACTAAGAATGTTGCATCAGAATTTGATACCTGGTCAGACCAGACCTTAAAAGCCACGGCAAATCCTAGAACTCGCCGGATGCTGGCTGCCAACATGAGCAGCATGCGGAAGTCTATCCTTGGATCGTCCCTTAGTTTTGAGGCCACAGAGGGTGTCAACTATCGTTTCAATTTGCACAAAGACAGCATTTTGAAATACGGCCAGGGCGTGGCGCTTGATCCCACACCTGAAACATTGAACCGCACATTTACGGCTGGCATGGATGGCATCAATGCATCCAATATGCCTGAGAGCAAAAAGCAGGAATTGCGGACGCTATTGAAAGAAACAATTGGTGGGTCTTACGCAGAAGCGACAATTAGGCGTGATCCAGAAAAGTTTTTAGATGATGTTGGAATGAAATCCGGTGGCCCAGCATTTGAGCCAGCGCTAAATTTTGTGTTTCAGATGGAAGGCGGATATGTCGAAAAAGACGGAAAGTCTGCAGCGCCAGCCAATTTTGGAATCAATCAAAAAGCCAATCCAGACATCGATGTTAAGAATTTAACTAAAGATGGCGCAGCCAAGATTTACCGGCAGCGCTATTGGGACGCGATCAATGCTGGTGATCTGCCGCCACAATTGGCTGCCGTGGCATTTGATACTGCTGTCAACATGGGCGTGGGTACGGCCAAAAAGTTAATTGCCCAATCAAATGGCAATGTCGATACATTGCTGCAATTGCGCCGTGACGAATATAACCGTCTGGCCCAAGATCCTGAAAATGCCAAGTATTTAAAAGGCTGGATGAATCGTGTTGACAAATTGCAGGCATTTGTCAAAGAGATGAAACCGTCTGAAATGCAGGCTACGGCAAGCGGAAACCCTGGTTTGGATATGGTTGATGCCAGAAAATGGGATACCTATATCCGGGCTGCCAATACATATGCAAGCCAACAGCGGTCAGTTTACCGTGCAGAATTAGAGCGCCAGGTTGGCGATGCCAATGCAATGGCGGTCAATGGAATAACGAATCCTACGCAATTGGCACAAGATCAGTTTATCCGTGCCTATGGCCCGCAAGATGGCACGCGCAAATTTCAGGAATACCAAGACAATCAGGTTTTGGCTGGTGACATTTCCACCATGAAAACAATGCCCAATGAGGCAATCAATGCGTTTGTTGCGTCTAAGCAGCCCGTGCCTGGCGAGGGTTATGAGATGGCATCCAAGCGCCACCAGATTATGTCCGCTGCCGCTGGGCGGGTGCTAAAAATGCGCGAGGATGATCCTGCCGTGTTTGCGCTGTCATCAAGCAAAACCGTAGAGACATCTTACAAGGCGTTTATTGATGTTACCGGCAAGGCTGGTGCGACATTGGATGAGCAAAAGACAGCGGCAAGGAATTACGCTAGTGCATCGATTGCAGAGCAGACGCGCCTGGGCATTGGATCGCCTAAGATTCTGTCCAAGTCTGCAATTGACAATATCCAGCAGCAGTTTATTGGCGCACAGGATGGCGAATCGATTGCCGTAAAAATTGACGCAATGTCAAAAATCTGGGGTGACAGTTGGCCGGTGGTGTACCGCCAATTGATTCAGAGCAAGGCATTGCCACCATCGGCAATTGTGATTGGGTCTGGCATGACCGGCGCAGCCGCAGCCGACATGGCGATTGCATCTAAACTCAAAGTTGATGACATTTTAGTTGGCCTGCCATCTGACACTAAAAAGATTATTGGTGAAAAAGTAGCAGCAGAATTAGAAGATTTTAAATTTTCAATGGTTGGATCTGACGGGTCTCCGCGCACTATTGGCGGCATTGAGCAATTCAACATTTTTTATGATGAGACCGTGCGCCTGGCATCTTATTACCGCGCCCAGGGCATGAATGAATCTGACGCAGCCAAGAAAGCGGCGCAGTCTACCGTAATGGGGCGGTATGTGTTTTCCAATACTTACCGGGTTCCAATGTCTGTTGGCGCTGCCGGGGTGCAAGAGGGCGCAAATTACTTTTTGCAAAATATAAACCCTGATGACCTGGCTATCCCAGAGACAATGCGTAGGGATTCTTTTGTTTCAAAAGATTACGCCAAGAGCATTCGCAAAAATAGTTATTGGGTGACATCACCCAATGAGGACGGTTTGGTTTTGTTTAATGCTGATTCGCGCTCACCTGTTTTAAACAAAGCAGGAAAGCCAATTGTTTACACCTGGGGTCAGTTAAAATCTGCTGGGGAGAATCAAAGATCAGCGATTGAAACAATGTTTTCAGTCCCAATGATGCCTTAACCGGGTAGAGCAAATGCCAATTTATACCGATGGATTACCGACAAGACGCAACACTACCCTGGACGAATACTCGGCTGGTCTAGGCGAAACCCTTTACCAGACCGCACGCGAAGCGCTAATCCGGTCACCCACGCTGTCAGTTGTTAGGGCTGGTGAGTTAAGCCAGGCAATGGAAGCGGGGCGCGGGCCAGAAGAGATTAGCCCAGAAGAGGCAATGGCCGGTGTCCAACCGGTGGCAGC